CTAAAGATGGGAGTGAATAACTTTTAACTCGTGGCCGTCAAGTTGTTTCTGTAGACGGGAGAGAAATGATCCGGTGATGCTGTGTTCTGGGTTGTGAAAGGTTATCGCTAATTCTCCGAGCGCCCACGGTTCGCCGTCACTCCATGCCCACTCCGAAACGCGGCTGGTGTGCGCGCAGTGAGGGCAGGCCACACCGTCCTCGCCGCGGTACTCGACCCAAGCGGTGAGAGTATCGTTTGCGATGTCGACCCAATCGGATACCTTGTTGCTGCATCTCGGGCAGACGGCGATGGTGCCGCAATTTGCGTTCGGCGTAAAAACCCGCCGACCAGTGTCAATGTCGGCGGTGAGTTCTTGTTGATGCAGCCAGCGCTTCAGGGCGTCGGCAAGCCGAGTGATCTCTCGCTCACCGCGAACATCCAGGTCAACTATGATCACCGAACTATCACTCATGATTATCCCTCCTGATCCAAAGTGTAGTACAGTAGGAAGTCCTTCCACGCAGTCCTGGCACGGGACCCGGCGTGAAGGATGCACGGGGCTGATATGGTTTCGACTTCGTACATTGAGTCAGGGGAAGCGTGCCGGTGCAGGCTAGAGACCACCGTAAGCGTCGTAGCAAACTCATAAGCGCCGAGAATACTCAGCGCGACTACGCCCTCGCTGCCTAATACAGCGACCGCGTGTCTGTCGGCCCAGGTTTGTCCCTGACCTGGCAGCCGGCATCGACTAAGGGACTTGCTGCCCAGCCGTGTTGACGGGGTTGGGTGGGACTTCATACCGCCAACTGGGCCCATCATCTGGACGTGTTCGACCGATCCAGAGGGCCGAGTAGAGATTCCGCGCGAACTGCGCACGGAGAAGCCCTGGCAAAGCGACGGAGGACCCGGGTTCAATTCCCGGCAGCTCCACAGATGGAAAACCCCTGGTAGTTATCTACCGGGGGTTTCTTTCTTGTTTTCGCAGGTCACAGCGTTTTTAGGGTGTGTACATTTGTATACATCTGAGGGCATCTGTACGCTCAAATTGTGCAATAATTGTGCAATAGAAAAGGAAAGCAGTCCGGGTAATATGTCCAGGTCAAAAAGCAGTTTCGGCAACGTAAGGAAGATCGGGAAGTTATGGTACGCGAAATACTTCCACCAGGGGCGAAGTCACACGCCGGGGCATTCATTCCGCGCGAAAGCAGCCGCGCAAGCGTGGCTGTCGTCCGAGTGGAGGCTGATTGAGCTTGATGAGTGGACGCCCCCCGCGCACCGCGCACAGCAGGCAGAGTACGGCAACGTCACCGTGGGGGAATGGCTAGAGCAATTCCATGCGGCGCTGGCAGCCCGCGTACGTGCCTCAACCCTGCAGAACTACACCAGGGTAGCCAGGCTGCGAATTCTCGACGCAGACGGCAAGGCAGGCAAGCTAAAAGGCATTCCCCTAGCGGCGCTCACGTCCGCCGATGTCCACGCCTGGTGGGATGCAGTCTGTGCGGCTTTCCCCGGGGCTGAGACCACCAACCAGGCCGCGTACAAAAGGTTGCGTGCGGCATGCGCGGAAGCCGTGGAGCGGGGCCTTATCCCCACCAACCCCGTCAACGTACGTGCGGCGCGACGGCGGCCCGCAACCAAAGTGAAGAAAATGCCCGATGATGCGGAATTGCGCGCCATCTACGACGAGATGGGGGATCGATGCAAGCTGGTCACGGCGCTGTGCCTTTTCCACGGGGTGCGGGTAGGGGAGGCTTTGGCGTTGAAGCGGCGGCACGTCGTCGTGAAGGGCGGGAAAATTGTGATCAAGATCAGGGGAAATGTGCAGAGAATCACAAAAGATGGGCATGTGGAAATGGTTTTGCAACCGCCAAAATCGTCAGCAGGCAGGCGTGATGTGCCCATTCTCGCAGAATTTGCACCCCTGGTTATTGACCATTTGAAGCGGTTCACCGGCCCCAAGGCGGATGATTGGGTGACTCCCACCAGCAATGGGGGCGTGATGTTCGACACGTCGTATCGGTCGATCTTCATTCGGGCGCGTGCCCGCGCTGGTGTGCGGGACGATATTACCCCACACCATGGCCGGAACTGGCTTATAACGCGCCTGCTGGAGCAGGGGGCCACAGTGAAGGAAGTTGGTGCGTTACTCGGTCAGGACGACGTGGCAACGATCCTAGGGGTGTATGCGCGAGTTTCCGATGGACGCCCCGCCGCCCTTATGGAGGGCGTGGGTAAGGCGCTTACCGGCTAGCTTTGCGGGGCCGTCCAGTTCTGCCTGGACGGTTCGCCCACCAGGTTTTAACGGCTTCAGCATCCCATAGGCGGGTGCGTTCGACATGGTGGGTGGGGGCGGGGGCCTGGCCCCGCGCAACATATGAAGTGAAGGAGTGCGGGGGAATGCCTGTGTATTCGCTGATCTTGGTGACAGACCAGAGAACCCCGCCACCGGGGAGCATGATTTCGGTGAGCGGGGCAGTCATTAGATGCGCCCCTTCGCCTCGTAGAAGGCGCGCACTGCAATCAGTGCGGCGGCAGCGATAGTAATCAGCCAATTGCCGTAGCAAATGCCGCCAATCAGGCAAACAGTGCTGATCAGGTAGGGTACGATCCGCGCCACTAGAGCAAGCTTTGAGGGGTGCCCCTCAAACTCTGGAAGCTCGTCGATGTAGCCTAGCGGCTTGAACTCTCCATCATGCTCAACCATGACCCGGTATTCGCGGGGGTCAAACTCGAATTTTTCGTCTCCCATTTCTTTTCCTTCCTGGGATTACCCGGGGCGCGCGGCCCTGGGGTTTTGGTTGTGGGCTAGTTTTGGCTGCTGTCGTGCTTGCGCACGATGTCCCAGAATTCGCCATCATCGGCGGTGATGATGAAGCCCTGCGTTTCGGCGTCGTAGGTGCTGATTTCGCTGGCTATGGCCTCGATATCGAAATCTTGGGGGTAGCCTTCGGAGGTTGCCAGGACTTTGTGCACGTAGTCTTTGACGTCGTTGATCGTGGTGTATGCGGTCATAGGTCTTGTCCTTTCGGGGTTGGTGTGGAAGGATTTCCCCTTGCGGGGCTGGATATTACGGTTATCCAGCCCCGTGGGTTACTTGCGGTGGCGTCCTTGGTACTTCTTTCGGCCTTGTCGCACGATGTAGATAACTTCAATGGCCTGAAGTACGATCGTTGCGATCATAAGCTTTTCGGAGAGTGTCAAGGTCTTCACCTCCCTTCCACTATTGAGTTTTCGTAAGGGCTGTTTGCCTTACAAGATTTATATTACAGCAGACTGCGACCACTTTCAAGTGGTGTGATACCTTTACCCTACAACGGGGGGCATTGGGCATTAGAAAACATCAAGCAATTGCGGTGCGCAACGCCAAGCCTCATGCCGCCGCCATACCCCAAGCAGGTGCCGGGTCACCCCCAATTCCTGAGAGATAAGAAAATCCTCCCCCGGAAATAGTCGCTCCAATTCGCGATACTCATCGGCATCGATAAGCGCCCTTGCCGCCCACCTATCGGCCGCTAGCTCATTGCAGGGTGAGTGCCCCGCCGGGTGTCTAAAATGAGCGTGCCCCAACTCGTGAGCAAGTGTACTAACAGCCCCCCCCCCTATCAAATCTTCCCTGATAGATACGCGTTTCAGGTGCGGTATCCATGCCCCTTTGGGGCCGTGTTTGTGGCAGGTAATTTCCACATTGAGGCGTCTAGCTTCGGCCTCCAGTCGTGCGTAGCTCATCGGGCCATGTCTCTTCCGGGCTTGAGTCAGCGGCGTATTCGTGCGGTGCATAGTCGAATACTGGAATGCCTTCATCGTAGCTATTCTTCTTACGATTTGCATGTATTTCACTTATATTTTTATTTGATTCTTGTAAGGTAGCTTCTTTGAATCTTGCGGTGTCGAGGTCGAGCCGCGCGGCAAGTTCCTGCACTAATTCCCGCCCCGTGAGCCATTTGGTTTCGCCGGTTGAGCGCTCAAGATCGACCTCATCTAATGTGAGATACCCGGTGGACACTAGCCCCTGAATGGGGGACTGGTCATAGGCGCGACAGATAGCGATAACCGTTTCTGACAAGAGCCTCCCCCTGCGCAACTGTTGACTGATTACCGAATCGGAAACGCCGATCTTCCTCCCCACTTCGCGAAACGACGCGCCGTCTGTGGCGACTTTTAACCATTCTTTGTGGTCCATGTGCACAACTTTACTCACCCGTACGCATCTGTGCAAAAGCTTAAAATTGCTGGTTAATCTGCTTAACGGGGGCAAAGAAGGGGCGGCAATATCGAAGACGTTTGACAAATCTTCACACTTGAGTAAAACTGTGGTCAGTCGAGCAAGGCGGGCGGCTTGGAAAACCACCGCACAGCGGAACGGCGTACCGGCCATAACCGGTAAACCAATCCCCGCCAACCTGACAAGTGTTGTGTGAAAAACCAATAGTGCATAGCTGGCAGCGTGGCCATGATCACGTTGCCGCCCACCTAGATAAGGCCACTTGCCCATGCGAGCAGGGGTTTTAGAATGCGATGACCATGGGTGCAGATATGCGGAAACCTCCCCACAACCGTAGCGGGCTAGGGGAGAGGTAAGCCTTATCGACTTTCGGGCGTTAAACAACGGCGTGAACCAGCGACTAGCCGGGATGCGAGTACCCGGCACGCCACGGGGGAAGTGAATCGCCCCATATTTTCACACTCATCTTGGAGGAAAAATGTACTCACCATTCACGATGTTTCTACTCACAATCATTAACCTGCTTGTCATTTCCTACTGGTCATAACAAAAAGTGTGCATGGCTTCACAGACATGCACACAGAAAGAAAAAGACATGAGCAACAATACCCCGAAGCCACAGGCTTCACAAGCAAACCGAAACGATGCCCCCAAAGTCGGGGGCGTCGATAAGCTCAACATCCCGCCCACCCTGGAGCAGCTGCAAATGCAGCTTTCCGCCGCACGCACGCTTATCGACGCCGCTAGCGACACCCTAAAACAGGTGCTAAAAGGTTGCTTCCACGAGCGCACACGCGCCGAAGTCAAGAGCGTTGTGCCGCGAATCTATTCCGCGTTAATCCTGCTTGAGCGCGACCTTTGCGTACAGTCTGGAGACCTTGAAGAGATGGAAACACTTTTTCAGGAGGCTTCCGACGCTGTGTGTGTCGGATGGGGTGAAAAAGCCACAGTGACAAAAGAAGGTCACAGCGTTCCGGGTGATAGGTTCCACGAGCTTTTAGATGAAATGTTCGAAAACGAACGGAGAGTTTCATGGGTGAACTGATCCCCATCACCCGCACTGACGAGGGGATGCACGCGGTCATGGGCCGCGACCTGCACGCCTTCCTGGAAGTCAAGACGCGCTATAACGACTGGTTTCCGCGCATGCTCGAATACGGCTTTGAGCAGGGCAAAGAGTTTTACTCATTTTTGAGCAAAACCCCCGAACAGGCAGGACGTCCCCGCGAAGATCACATCATCAGCCTGGACATGGCCAAAGAAATCGCCATGATTCAGCGCACCGAAAAAGGCCGCCAAGCCCGCCGATACTTCATCGAAGTCGAAAAACAGTTCAAAGCACAAGCCCCCGCGCCGCTGCAAGGCCACGAACTCATCGCCGCCGCGCTCATCGAAGCCAACGGCATCATCGACAATCTCACGCGCGAACGCAACCAGGTAGAGGCGCAAAACATCTTGCTTCATGCACAGGTGGGGGTCGCGCAAAAGCAGCTTGAGGAGCAAGCCAGTGAGCTGGCCCCGAAGGCCCAAGCCTACGATGCGTTCATTGAGGCTGAGGGCACCTACTCGGTGGGGTCGGTGGCGAAAATGTTCGGCTTGTCGCAAAACAAGCTGTTTCAGATGCTGCGAAATGCCGGCATTTTGATCCCGAAGGGACACATGCGGAACACCCCATACCAGCGGTACATGAAGTATTTCGAGGTGAAGGCATACGCCTACCAGCGCGGCAACGGCACCGACGGGGTTTCCTACACGACGCGGGTGCAGCCGTCTGGAATTGACTTCATCCACACGAAATTGGGGCTGGAGTCATGAGCGATCTGAATTGGGCCATGTGGGGAGCCGTCAACGGCGTCCTTCTCGTGGCCATCGTCACACTAGCTGTTTGTTTCTAGAAAGAAAGTTTACGACATGGGCGGATTCGTCATCGACAAAAAAGACCTCACCCAAGCACTCAAGGAGGTCACGCCGTGCGCAAGCAAAGATGAAAAGCTAGCACCAATCAACCAGGTGCAAATCGCCATCATCGAAGGCGTACCACTACTTTTGGCCACCAACCGGATCATCTGCATCGCGAAAAGACTCGACGCAGTAGCAACCCGAACAGGGGAAATGCCAAACGCCGCGCTGTCACTCGCTGACTGTAAAAGCCTCAAAACATGGCTGGCAAAAAAACGAGGAATGGTCACACTCGTTTTCGACAAGGAACATGTGCAGGCAACCCAAGGCACCGACCGCATCGAATTCAACAACGCCGCACTTGCGAAACCGCTGGACATCATCGGCATGATCAAACTCACGGTGGGTAACGCCACCGACACCATCAACACCAATGAGCTACTACCCGTCAACCCGCACCTGTTGCGACACCTGAAAGGCATCGCCGTCCGCCCCGTCGCGGCCGGAGCCACTGCATGGGTGTTCCACAGCCTGTACGACGAAAGTGTCATCGGGGTTGTCATGCCCATGTGCCTCGCAGAAGAAAAGCAATCAATCGACTACCTACGCCACATGGCCGGAATAGGGGGAGCCAAGTGAAAATCCTGCTCAACACCAGCCGTGAGGAATGGCTGGAACAACGCCGCAACGTCGTCACCGCCACCGACGTCGCACGCCTCCACCTAGGAGGCCCCGGCACGTGGCGCACCGTCCGCGCCGAAAAGAACGGCAAAACCCGCGACCTCAGCAACAACCCCGCCATCAAATGGGGTGTTGCCCGCGAACCCTTCATCAGTGATTACGTCACCCTTTTCGCTGACCAGACACTCACGCACAATGACAAGCTGATCTTGTCTGATGAGGATGAGCGGTTCGCCGCGACCCCGGACATGATCGGCCCCAACAGTATCGGTGAAATCAAAACCACCAAGCACGATTGGGACGAGATTCCACAGAACTACCTGCTTCAGGTGCAATGGCAGCTTTTTGTGACCGGCATGCGCTGGTGCGTGTTCGCCTGGGAGGTGCACGACAATTACACCCCGGTCGAGATCAAGCACCAGGTCATCCATGCTGACCCGCAAATACAGCAGGAGCTGAAGGCAACCGCGTTGCGCTTCCTCGCGGGCGATGAGAATATTCCGACCGCTGACCAAGTGGAATGGAGCATACTCATCGAGGAGTACAAGCGCGCGTTTTTCGCGCAGCAGGAAGCCAAGCACCGCCTCGACGCCGCCAAAGAGAAAATGCGTGAACGCGCGGGAGGCAAGGACATGAAGTTTTCTTCCGACTGTGGGGCCATCACGATTTTCACCCCGAAGCCAGCGGCACGCTTCGACGCGAAACGCTTCAAGGAGGATCACCCGGATTTGCATGCCGAGTATATGCGTCAGGGTGCCAGCACAACGCAGCAGGTGAAAGTGACTTTGCCGAAGAAGGACGGTGAATAAATGGCGGGAAAAATCAACCTCAATGACTATGAGCCGGTCGAAGAGCGCCTAATACGCTTCCGTGAGAAATACCCCCACTACCGCATCCAGACGGAACTAGTCGAACACATGGGCAACATCGGGGCGACCCGGTGGGTGATGAAGGCCACCATCTGGAAGCACAAGGATGACGAGAAGCCCGCCGCAACCGGTTGGGCGTTCGAGGTGGACGGCAAGGGCATGACACAGGCCACAGCCGCGCTGGAAACCTGCGAAACATCAGCCATTGGCCGCGCGCTGGCAAACCTTGGGTACGTCGGAAACAAACGCGTCACCCGCTCCGAAATGCGCAAAGTCAAGGTGAAAGAGCTTGACGACCGCATCAAGAACGCCCAAAACCCCGATGAGCTGCGCGAGATTTGGAACGACGCACAACAGAACAACGTCCTTGACAACGTGCGTGAACAGCTCATGAACCGAAACAAGCAACTTCAACAGCCCGTAGAGGAGAACGGCAATGCCGCCGCGTAAAACCGAACCTGAACTGATCGGGGTGAAAGACGCCGCCGCACTGGTCAGCGTCCACCCCGCCACGATCCGGCGATGGATCAGCCAGGGCGTCCTGAAAAGCTATTGGCGCGGCCGCACCGTGCGACTGCGCAGGGAGGAAGTGCTTGGAATCTTCAGGGAGGGGCTGTGACAACCCCCGTCCTGAACCCGGTGGAGGTTGAGCAGCGAATCCTTGAGCTGTCCAACCGGATCGCCAAAGGCGTCGCCGTGGTCACCGACGCGCTGAAAGCCCGCGACGAGTCCGCCCGCAACTTCGACAAGGAGTACGCGGCGGCGTTCCTTGGGGCTGAGGGTGCGGTGAAAGAGAGGGAAATGCGGGCGTCCCTGCTAACCATGCCCGCACGTGAGGAGAAAGAATTAGCCGAAGCCGCCTATCGATACTCGGACAGGTTGGCCAAGGCGCTGGAACTGGAGTTGAGGGCGTTACAAAGCGTTGGTGCCAGTGTGCGTGCGATGTACAGCGTCGCGGGGAGGGGTGAGTGATGTTTGAGGTGAAAAGCCTCAACGAGAAGGGCAAAGAACTGGGGTTTGTCGAGTCGGAAAACCGGCGAACCTACACGTTCATGCGACACGCCTCAGGCCGCGCTGTGATCGTCGAGGGTGGCGGCAGTGACCCCGCCTACGCGGACACCGTGGAGCTGCTGGAGCGCACAGCAGGCCGCACAAGCCGGGGAGATTGCTACATTGACCGGCTGGAATCCCTGATCGAGGACATTGACAAGCAATTACGTGTGGTGTGCCGCGAAAAGTCGAGGCGCGCGGCCATGGATGCGCGGCGACTGCTGAAGCGCCGCCGGGGCCTGTGTGACGATTTGAAAGCTGCTGGGGGTTTCCCCTGGGAGTTCAACATGAATGTTGGTTCAGTGTTGGTAGGAGCTGCGTAAATGGAAGACATGGTTTCGGTCACTCTGCTTGGCCAAAATTTCACAACGTCGGAAAAGTACATCGTCGGAAGCGACTACGTGGCACGCCCCATGGCGGGGAACTTCCCCCTGATAGGCGTCGATGCGTTCATCACCGTGAATAAGTCAGGGTTAGCGACGCTGCGTTTCGTGCCGAAGGAAACCGGCATACCGAATGTTGACCCCGCGATTTTCGAAGTGATGTGCGATGCTGAGGCGCTGGCCGCGCTAAGCGCGGTGGCGCAAACGCTGATCGACCATGCAAGGGCACGGTGGGGGCAATGAACGCCAGTGTTGTGAACACAATCCTTGAGCGGTCTCAAGGCTGCTGTGAGGCGATGCTGTTGCAGTCTGGGTGTAATGGGCGGGGTGAGCATATTCACCACCGGCGATTGCGTTCACAGGGCGGCGGCGACACGGCCACAAACTGTGTCCACATCTGCCATAAGTGCCATGATTATATTCACCGGAAAACGGGGGATTCTTACCATCGCGGTTTGCTGTGTCGGTCATATTGGGAGCCTGATGCCGTGCCGGTTGAGTATCGCGGAATTTTGGTTTTGTTAAATCCAGACGGCACATATATTAAACAGTGTGAAGGTGGTTTTTATGCGGAAAGATAGATTTGATTTCTTCTGGTATTTCACAATTGTAATGTTCACGTGGTTTTTCATGCTGATCTACATGCTTGAGGGGCTGTAAAAATGAGCTTGAAAGCAATGATCTGGGTCATGGAAGATGCCCCGGTCGAAAACCATGCTGAACTGGCGATCCTATACGCGCTGGCGGACAGGGCAAATGACGATGGCACAGCCGCATGGCCAACGCAGGCATGGCTGGCTGAGCGGGCAAGATGCTCAGGTAGGACGGTTCGACGTCATCTAGCCGCGCTTGAAGAGCGTGGGGTTATTCGCAGGGGCGATCAGCGTCTAGTTATGTGGGAGCGATCCGACAGGCGACCAATCGTGTGGGATTTGAACATGTCTTTGGCGCGCCAAAGAAGTGACAAATCCCCATCAGCGGCCGGACAAAATGACCCCCCGCCAACGGCCGGACAAAATGGCCGGGCGGACAAATCAGGTACGAACGGCCGGACAAATCAGGTCGAACGACCGGACACAGCTGTGTCCTATAAACCGTCCACAACCATCCATAGAACCGTCCTAACCCCCTCAAGTCCCCCAGCGACGCCAGCGGTTGCCGCGAACAACGTTGATGTGGCTCACGCCACATCGAGCGAGACTATCAAGGATGGCTACCCACCGGAATTTGAAACCTGGTGGATGATCTACCCGCGAAAAACTGGGAAACGCGCAGCGTACAAAGCCTGGCAGCAGGCACTTAAGCGCGTCTCAGCCGATGTGCTTTCCGTGAAAACCGATGCATTTGCGCAGCTAGTGCGGTCGGAACGGCGCGAAACCAGGTTTATTCCTCACGGCGCGACCTGGCTAAACCGCGATGGATGGCTGGATGATCTCGACGCCGAACGGCATGCGGGAACGGGCAACGCGTTCCTGGACATGCTCAGCGCCCCGCAAACCGCCGATTTAAGCGGTTTGAAACAGCTTCCCCTACACAGATAGTCAACCCGCCCTGAAAGTTGCCCAGACGGGCAGCCAGTCCCGAAAAACAGCAAAAATACCGAACGGAGGTCACGACATCGCAAGCCAGTCGCAGAACTGGCCAGAAATCGCGCAAATGGTGCTCGCCGCCACAGCCGAATTTGACAATCGGCTGAGAAACCTCGCACCCGAGGAAGCCCGCAACAAGGTTTCCGCCTGGGCACAGGCCCTGAGCAGGACAAACCTAAGCTTGGAAGACCTGCTAGAGGGCGTCCTGAGAGCCTACCGAGACGCCCGCCGACCAGATAACCCGGTTGGGGCGATCATCCAGGAAGCCAAAGCCCACCGCTTGGCGAAACCACGGGCACGGGAATTGCCCGCAAACGTCCACATAGGCGGCGTCGGATACGCAATCCCAGCCGCCTACGAAATCGATGACGTTCTGCACATCCAATGCGAATGCGGCGCGAAACCAGGGGAGTACTGCACCCACAACGGGGAGACAAAGAAAATCCCCCACGAAACCCGCCTCGCAACCGCCTGGAGGCTCAACAACCCAGAGGGTCGGAGATTGCATCAGGAGCGCGAACAACACCTAGCCAGATTCCGAAAAACAAACCACCTCAAACGTAAATAGAACAGGAAAGTCAATTGGCACACATAGCCTTCTCAGGCAACCTCGGTAAAGACCCCGAACTGAGATACACAAACGACGGACGCCCCTGGGTGAGCCTGTCGGTCGCATGGTCTGAACGCCACAAGACAAACGGCAACTGGGAGGACGGTCCCACCGAATGGGTGAACGTCACCGTCAACGGCCCCATGGCGGAAAACATCGCCTCATCCCTGCATAAGGGCATGACCGTGGATGTCGCGGGCCGAATTTCACCCCGCGAATGGAACGGGCAGCAAGGCCCGCAACGGTACTTGCATGTCATGGCGGACACGGTGTCCCCGAGCCTGCGTTTCCAGCAGGCACAAGTACAGCGCATCCAGTCGAACAACCCGCCGCAAGGGCCAGGTAACCAGTATCAGCCGCAAGGCGCTGGTGACGTGTGGGGCTCACAGCAGGGAAATCAATCGTGGGGAGGTGATGTAACCGCCGTCCAGGATGAACAGCCCCCGTTCTAACCGCGTCTTCATCCCCGGTGTCCCCGCCCCACAGGGCTCTAAACGTCATGTGGGCGGGGGCCGGTTGGTGGAGTCGTCGAAAAAGGTCAAACCGTGGCGGCGAGCGGTCAACGCCGTCGCGCGACAAGCATTCCCTCAACCCCTCACTGGCCCCGTGGAGCTGCATCTTGTGTTCCGCATGCCCCGAACCAAAGCCCACGGCAAAAAGACCGCGCCGCCGATGGTGCAGCGCCCCGATCTGGATAAGCTGATTCGCTCCACACTCGACGGGCTCACAGGTGCTGTGTTTGTGGATGATTCCCAGGTTGTTGCGGTGCACGCGTCGAAACGCCGCGCGGAAGCCTGGGAAATCACCGGGGTTGAGGTTCAAGCCACAGAAATTGAGGGATAGTGACAAGCAAACCCATAAACGTAATCATCTACACAACCAAGGTATGCAACGCTTGCATGCTTACCAAACGCCTGTTTCGCCGCGCGGGCATCCCCTACGAGGAGCGGGCGTTAGCCGCGCACGGCGATGTGGCGGAACGCTTCATCGCGAAAGGCGCAACACAAGCCCCCATCGTGCAGGTCATGCGCGGTAATCACGTCGAGGACGAATGGGCCGGGTTCCAGCCCGCGAAAATTAAGCGCTGGTGCGGCAATGGCTAAACCCTACCCACTGGACGACGCGCACGAATACATCGACTGGCGTGGGTGGGAAATCCGGCGGGATGCAGCCCGCGAACTGGACTATGAAATCAGGAAGGATGAGGCCGTGGAATGGGCGTCCTAGACAATGTTGACGCGTACAGGTACTGGACGTCACCGGAAACCGAAGAACAGTGCTTCCAGGCCATCCATAGCAGCTACACGCGCCGTAACGAGGCCGTGTGTCCACACGCTCCGCTTGGGTTGACCCCGGTGCAGGGAGCCAAACCCGGCTCAAGCAAAAGCATCAGGCGTATCGACGCCCTCATACTTTTCCGTAACGGTGAGCGGTGGGCAGTCGAGATCAAGGTCAGCAAGCAAGACCTTGCCCAAGAGTTGCGCCGCCCGGAGAAAATAGCCTTGTGGAAAGAACACGCACACGCGTTCTACTATGCCGTGCCGGTCGGACTGCTTGGGTATGCGCTGGAAAGCGTACCCAAAGGTGTTGGCGTCATGGTGTGCGGCCGTCATTCCACGGAAATCGCACGCAGGGCACGCAAAAACAAAACCCCCACCGAGATTCCCTACTCGACATGGCGGCGCATCGCGGGACGCCTGGGGGATGCACACATCAAGAAAATCGAACAAGAGAAAAAATGACCCCGAGTGAACTGCTTTCAAACCTTCAAGCGGCACATTAGGCCATCCAAAAAACACATCGCTACTGCGCAAGACTGCACGGCGGCCAGAATCAGGCCCATTGATCACCGGTTCCCAAATGTAACCTTCATCAGGAATGTGGGCCTGGAAACCTGTGTGATCCGTGACGACAAAACCGGCAAGCTCGCGATCGATCTACTTACCTCAATGCCCATGGCTACATTACCGCTCATGACGCGGAAGAAATGGCGTGGGAACTGTTTGCCGCTGTGGATGAGATCAAACGGATTGAGAAGGAAAAATCTGGTGAATAGCCTGCGTATTGGTTCACTGTTCAGTGGCTATGGAGGCATTGATGTGGCGGTGCAGGTTGTGTTTCCCGCCGCGCGCCCTGCCTGGTTCGTGGAGCGCGATGCCGCCCCCGCTACCATCTTGGCTCACCATTGGCCCGACACACCCAATTTTGGCGACATCACCGCCATTGACTGGAGCGCCGTGCCGCCGGTGGATATTTTGACCGGTGGGTATCCCTGCCAGCCATTCTCACACGCAGGACGACGAAAGGGGGAAGCCGATGAGCGGCACCTATGGCCCTATGTCAGGGAGGCAATTCGCCACCTACGACCCCGCTACATCTTCCTGGAAAATGTGGCCGGACACAGGTCTTTGGGGTTCGATCAAGTACTCGGAGACATGGCCAAGGACGGGCTGCATGCGTGGTGGACAAGCCTTCGAGCTTCCGACATTGGTGCCCCGCATCACCGCGAGCGGCTTTTCATCCTCGCGGCTTTTCCCGACTCCGAAAGCCTCCGACGGGATCATGGGCAGGCCCCGCACGCGGGGCCGCCCGATCGAGAAATCCACGCACCTCACCACGATCGTAACCTTGCTACCGACCCCGAGGGCGGCGGACCATCAGGCCACGATGGGATCGGCGGGGGCGCGCAGGCACGTGGAGAAAGGCAACGGCTCGCTAGCGGAAACCGTGGGGGTGAGGCTGCTGCCCACGCCCACGGCGTCGGATTCACGGCGGGCGGACAGTGCGACCGACAGGGCGCGGAATACCCCATCTTTGACGGTGGTGAGCGCGTATTTTCCCGATTTGATTGGGGAGATTATGAGCCCGCGATCCGGCGATGGGAAGCCTTGACCAGGCCAGCACCCAACCCGGTTGAGATGAACCGCAATGCGCGGCCGCGTCTTTCTGCGGCGTTCAGCGAGTGGATGATGGGCCTCCCCTTGGGGCATGTCACTGGCGTGCCGGGGCTATCCCGCACGGCACAGTTGAAAGCCATCGGGAACGGGGTCTGCCCACAACAGGCAGCCGTTGCGCTGCAGCAGCTACTAGCAATGAAAGGGGAGTGACATGCCTGGCGGCGATATGCCGAAGGCGAGCCTGTTCAAGATGCCGAAAATCGTGCGCATCAACACCGATGCGCTTGAGTGGGTCATTGCGATCCAAGAAGAACACAGGAAGCTTATTTACGAGCTTCTTGCCAACATCTACGAAAAGGAGAACAAAATGAGTCGAGAACTCGCACAAAGCGCAAGCCTTGGACTTGCGGCCCTGCACCTCAGGGACGCGGGCATTATGACCGAGGAGGGTACTCACGTTGAAGCATACAGGCGGTTGAACGCCGCGTACGAGCGGCTAACCGAAGTGCCGCATGGACTAGAGAAACAGTACCGGGCCGCCACGGTTGGGCTGGACGGGATCGTTTACAGGGGGTGGGTTGACAGCCTTGAAACGGCTCGCGCGGAGGCGGACACTGAGGGCGGTTTCGTTCAGATGCGGTTCGTCACCGAGCCGCAAAAAGTAGCATCTGTTGAGGTTGGGGGTCGTCATGCCTGACGGCGATGTGCCGCGTCTGAGCATTGGGACCATCGCGATCCTTACTGTTGGGAGCTATATCGCGGGGTACATGCGCGACGCAGGACTTTCCGCGTGGGGGATTAAAGAGGTTGAGCGTCACATACTGCTGCAGGTGGTGACGAGGGAAATCGAAGGGGTTGAAACCCCCGTATTGCACTGCGTTGAAGCGTACAGGGCGGCCTGCTGTGGCTACATCTACGTGCTGGAACAGCTTCTACTTGATGGTTGGGAGCTTGCGGTAGTTGATTCGCCTGAACAGTGGCGGAAAGCCATCGGGGAAGCCAGGTAGAAGGAGGAAAAATGGAAACAATGCAAATCAGCTTGGATGAGCTGCTGCGCATCTTCAGGGGACAACCTGAAACCCTGGAGCAGATCATGGCCCGCAACTACGGAGCTGATGGGCTCGTGGGGGTGCATATCGAAACGATTGATCGTGAGCACCTAATGATCGTGGACCCCTGGCCTAATGAAGATCAGGAGGTACGGGCGGTCACGCATGCGCCGGATGGTGATATGCAAATCCGCCATGTTGACCTTGCACGCGTGAAGGAGTTCACCCCGTCGAACGGCATGCACGCCACGTGTCAGGAACAACAGCTGAAAGCCGCACGGAAGACCTTGGGGGAAAGCCCCATCGAAGAAGCACGAAAGGGCGAACCACAGTTTTGAAATTCCGTGTGCCCTTCACCACGACCATCACACACACCGAAATCATTGAGGCTGACAACTGGGAAGACGCCTACGACAAAGCTACGGCCATTAACCTACCGGACGCACTCAAAATCGAATTTGAGCAGGATGACAGCTGGGAAATCGACCACGAGAACATCGAAGAAGTGGAGGAATGATCAAAAACCGCATTATCGACGCCCGGGGATTCCAACGCCAAATCAAACGCGTGGCCGGGCTGTTCGCCGAACTGGATGACGCGAAAACCCAGAAACAGCAGCACAGTGAAGGCGGCGGCTCGAAAGCCTTCGGCCCCCGCGACCCCGGCAACGCATGGGCTATCGGCCTATCCATTGAGCTGACGGAGAACCTGTTTGAGGTTGTCCGCGATGCCGCGAACCACATCACCCCCACCCGCATACTCAGCAAAGACCCCATTGAGCTGTGCGACTGGCTGGTGTTCAACGCGGATGGGGTGCTACGCCTGGAATTCGCGCATGACCTCAAGGGCGAAATCAACAACATTGACAAGCGCCTCACCGGCGCGCTGCACCCGGAAGACCTGGAGGCACAGCGCAAGGAAGAGAAATGGGAATCAAGTGAAAGCATCATCGTGAAACTTCGACGACGTGGCCACCACGTCACCCGTGACAACCTCCACACGTGGGCGAAACGCGGGCATATTCAACGCCGCAAGGACGGCCCGAGAAACACCTACCGCATGGGTGATGTACTAGCCCACCTGTCAGGCGATTCAACCCGATTAGGCAACTGACCGGAACGTGTGTATAATGGGGGGTGGAACAAAACCCATGCCCGCGCGGCATGGGTTTTTGAACATTCACCCCCTCCACTGGAACAACCCCCAGGGAAAGGGGACGAGGGCAATGGCCCACCAACCAAGCCGGGTAGACACCCGCACCATAATCCAGTCCACCCTTGACGAGTACGAGGATCAAATACGTTTAGGACTGGTCACCGCATTCCAAGTCGCATCTATCGCCGAAGCGCGCCTGTACGCCAAAGCTGTTGAGTGCAAAGCAAACCGCGCGGGGCGACGTAATGCCATTTGACTCAAGCAGATACTCACGCAAGTTCAGCAAGCAACTGCGTGAAGAATGGGAAGCAGTCAATGCGCCTTGCTACCTGTGTGGGCAGCCAATCAACTATGCGCAACGCGGCACACGCGACAGCCTTGAGATTGAGCACGTCATACCAACAAGCAAACAACCAGAGCTGATGTACGACCGCGCGAACCTGCGACCAGCTCACCTGTCATGCAACCGCGCCAAATCCGACGGCGCACCACAACCTGAACTAGGGGAGCTAAGCGAACAATGGTGAGCGCCTTGAACACCTTCAAAACCGATGCACTTCGACGCTTCGCAAGTGGACGACGAGTGTCACGCGCACTGACCAAAACCCTTCTACATGAAGGGTTCATAGCACGCGATGAATACGGAAGCTTGATCCTAACAACCAAAGGGAGTGAGGCGCTGCAAAATGCGTGAACCAATAAGTGACGCAATGAAGAACCTTAGGAACGCCGTCAACCTAGTGAGAGCGGCTTTCAATGTAGTCGCGGAACGCCTCAGGCGCGTATACCGCGAAATCGCGCCAATCATCAAACAAGTCGTAAACATGAAACATCGTGGCATCACCCACGTGGGACGCCCATCACCAATAGACGACAAGTACATCCTTAGGCACGTTCACATTGGTGACCTGCCAATACGGAAAACGCCGCACCAATACCGACGCGGCGCATAACCCACACAACCCCCTAATAGGTGACCAACGTCACCAACATGCCCAAACATGGGGGAGGGGGCCACAAAATCACAACACCCAACCGGCCGGACAGGAAAAAGGGCCGGAGCTGTCCTCCCTCCCCACTTGGATAACCCCCATCGCGCGCGCGTGGGGGTTTCGTCGTGTCTAGCGAAAGGAGGGGGCATGGTTGGTGAGTTGGAGCAGTTCGTTATTGATTCCGTGGCTGCGCGGGGTTCGGCTATCGGCGATTCCGACGCGGCGGCTGTAGCGTTGGCGCGGTCGTATGCGGCTCAGATCGACGCGGTGCCTTTTGATGCTGGTCAGGATCGTACGAAGGTCTTGTATTTGGGGCCTCATTTGTTGAAGGTGCTTTCCGCTTTGGGGTGTACCCCTGATTCGCGGGGCGAGGCTTCGGCGGAGGGGAATGCGCCTGCTGGCGGTATGAGCATTCTGGAGCGTATGAAGGCGGCCGGTGGTGGTCAAGGAGGTTAAGGGCTTCGAGCAGCCGCGCCTGTTTCCCCCGCCGTTGCGCCCGCTGACCCTGGAAACCTCGAAGGGGTTTGAGGCCATTGAGTTCGCGGAGCAGCTTGGCATCAGGCTGTATCCGTGGCAAAAATGGTTGCTGGTTCACGGCTTGGAGCTGAATGAAGACCTGACCGACTTCCGGTTTAAACGCGTCATTGTGGAGGTTGCCCGACAGAATGGGAAGACAACCCTGATGACGGTGCTGGGACTGTGGCGGTTGTTTATTTTTGGGGCGTCGGAGATCGTGTCATCGGCGCAGAAACTCACGGTCGCTGAGGCAACCTTGGAAGATGCGTTCAAGATTGCGGCTTGGCAGCCGGTTCTGAGGGGCTTCCTTCCTGATGATCCGCGCCCGAAGGATGGGCGGTTCAATGGCGCGTGGATGCGTGAGACGAACGGCAATAAGCAAATTGAGCTGAATGCTGCGCCGGTGCCGGAAAAACTCGACGTGTTCGGGGCGCTGCCTACGTGGTCGGTCACCACAGCTGACCGCAAGGGTGGGCGTTCCTCGTCGGTGGATTTGGCGTTCATTGACGAGCTGCGTGAGCTGCTTACGTGGGACGGCTGGAACTCTATCGAACCGACCATTAGCGCGCGGCGTGAGTCGCAGCTGTGGGGTTTCTCTAACGCGGGGGACAAGCGTTCGATTGTGTTGAAGTCATTGCGTGATGCGGCGATTGAGCGGATTGAGCTTGGCAGTACTGACGGCATGCAGACGGCACTGTTTTCCTGGTCTGCGCCGTCTGACGCTGAGGTCACCGATGTTGACGCGCTGCGTCAGGCGAACCCGTCGATGGGGTATGGGGCTATCACTCTGGATAAGCTTCTGGCTGAGGCTGAGGAGACGAAAAACCCCGATGGCTTTAAGACCGAAAAGATGTGCGTCTGGGTTGAGAACCTGGAGCCGGGCAAGATACCGGTCGCGGCGTGGCGTGAAATCGCAGACCCGTCTTCCGTGCGTGGCGCGGGGGAGCGTGTCGCGGTGGGCGTTGATGTTTCAAAGGATGGGCGGTTCGCTTATGTTGCGGTCTGTGCCTTGCGTGCTGATGGCATTCCCCATGTCGAGGTGGTGGCGCAGCGGGCCGGGTACGCGTGGGTGGCTGAATGGCTGCGTCAGCGTCTTGCTGCAGCGTGGTTTGATGGTCGCGTCGCTATCCAAGTGAAGGGCGCGCCGTCTGCTGATCTAGTTCCCGCTCTGCAAGCGGTGGAAGGTGTTGAAATTGTTGAGTGGCAAGGCTCTGCCATGTCTTCGTCAGTGCTGGGTTTCTTTGACGCGATTCGTAGCGGCATGCTGGCGCACCGTGACCAGCCTGTTCTTAATCTCGCTGCTGAGGGGGCGAAGGACAAAAAAGCCGGCGATTTGTTCATCTGGGACCGCCAGAACAGTGTGGGGGATGTATCCCCACTCATTGCGGCCAATATTGCTTGGTGGCATTTGACGCACGAGACTGAGGAAAAGTTTGTTTCAGCCTACGCGGCTGATTACTACGACGATGATCTTATCGACGCTGCTGACTATGACGATGACGATGACTACCTGTTGATCGTCTAGAGGGGAGGGCCATATGGGGCTTTTAAGCCGTTTGGGGATTCTCCCTAAGGTTACTAGCGCGCCTGATGCTTACGTGCTGGCTGCGCCACTGATGGAGGCGATTTCAGATGAAATCGGGGCGTACAGTGTAGAGAAGCTTTGGAAGGAGCAGCCGCACCTACGTGCGGTGACAACCTTCATCGCCCGCAACATTGCGAACATTTCCATCCATGCGTATGAGCGTGACGATGATGGTGGCCGCGTCCGCGCGCGCGGTGGGGCGCTTCCGCTACTGCTGAAGCGCGCGAATGCTTCCCAGCTGATGCAGACTGTTATCTACAATTCGATCATGGATTTATGCCTTTATGACGAATTTATTTGGATTATTGGCGACGATAACGGGGAATGGGAAATATATCCCATTAGTCCCGCATGGGTAATTAATCGCAAATTCAAAAACCCATGGACACTCAAATCAATCACCTTCAGCTACGAGGGTGAACAGATCGAGATTGATGCAGATAATGTGATCCGCGTTTGCGGCTACCGGCCTGGCAGCTTCAAAAAAGGCTCAAGCCCTATCAATGCCCTGAAGGACACTCTGCGTGAGCAGCTGGAGGCGGCCGCGTATCGCGGGCAGCTGTGGCGTCGAGGCCCGCGAATCAGTGGGGTGATTGAGCGCCCAATGGGGGCGAAGTGGGAGAACTCTGACCGGCGTCGCTTCAAAGCGTCATGGCAGGCACAGTACTCAGGGCGTGGGTCTGGAACCGGCGGTACCCCGATCCTTGAGGATGGCATGAAATTCGTGCCGCACCACCTCAGTGCGCATGATGAGCAGCTTGTTGATGTGGCCAAGCTGAGCTTGGCGACGGTTGCCAGTGTGTACCACGTCAATCCCACCATGGTGGGTTTGCTGGATAATGCGAACTACTCGAATGTGCGCGAGTTTCGCAAAAGCCTTTATGGCGATTCCCTTGGCCCGATCATTAAGCAAATTGAGGGCACGCTGAATGTGTTTCTGCTTCCCAAAATGGGAATTGACACCGATAGGTTTTATGTTGAATTCAACCTAGAGGAAAAGCTACGCGCCTCATTTGAGGAAAAAGCTGCGGTGACTTCCACGGCTGTCGGTGCGCCGTGGATGACAGTGAACGAGGCTCGTGAGCTGAATAATCTCAAGAACATTAACGGTGGCGATGAGCTGATAATGCCGCTGAACATGACGAAAGTCGAACAAGGTGGCGATGAAGGTGTTGGCGATGGTGTGGACCAGGGAGGTGATTGAGTGAAAACGAAAAACGTTAATATCCTCGTCAAAGCGGTAGGCGACGAGGGTGATACCGGCGATCAAGGCGTGATTGAGGCGTACGCCTCGGTGTTCGGCAATCGGGATTCGTACGGGGATGTAGTTATGCCTGGCGCATTTACTGAGACCCTTCAGGAATGGGCGGAATCAGGGAATGCGATTCCCCTGCTGTACGGCCATGACTTTGGTGACCCGTTTAGCAATATCGGCGCGGTTACTTCCGCGTCGGAGGATGAGCATGGGCTGAAAATAACAGCTAGCCTTGACCTTGACAACGCCAAGGCTAAGCAGGTGTACCGGCTGCTCAAAGAGCGACGGCTGACACAGATGAGCTTTGCCTACGACATTATTGACGGCGGCGAGGGGAAGCTTGATGATGAATGGTGCTTTGAGCTTCGAAAACTGAAACTATATGAGGTTTCGGTAGTGCCGATTGGTGCCAATCAGGAAACCGAAGTGACATCAGTTAAATCATTTGATGACGCGGAAAAGAAAGAATCCACAGGCCGGAATAATTACATTAATTCCCGGCTGCTAATCCTGGAGAAGGAGTAAATATGAAGCTTAAAGAACGTCGCGTTTCCCTGCTTAATGAGGTCAAGGAAATGCACGCCGCATACGGCGATTCCATGACTGATGACCAGTTCGCGGAAATCAAATCCAAATTCGACGAGGTGGACGCCCTTGATGTTGAGATCAAGGCCGCTGACGAGCGCAATGGCACTTTACGTCGCCTGAAAGCCATGGGCGGGGATGATGACCCGCGAACCGACACGCATGAGGTGAAAGCTGCTAGCGTTGGTGAGCACTTCGTCATGCACGCCAAGGGCGCGCTGGCTGGCTGGGAAAAGGGCACACCCCTAAGTGTTTCCGCGCCCGAATACAAAGCCGCTGATGATGCGTTCAAACGCACGGACACGCTCAACAACTTCGAGGCTGAGCGCATCCGCCCAATCGTGAACCAAAAGCGCGAACGCCTGGTAGTCGCGGACCTCATGGGCGACCATCCCATGAGCGGCGCAATTATTCAGTACCTTGTGGAGAAAAACAAGCGCATCGCCGATGGCGGCGCAGACACTGTTGCTGAGGACGGCAAGAAACCGTACATCAAGTACGACGATTACGATCTTGTGACGGAAGCCCCATCCAAGATTGCGGTACTTACGCGCATCACCGACGAGATGATGCAAGACCACGCGTATGTGGTGGGCAAAATCAACTCTGATCTGGTCTATGACCTGTCGGTCAAGGAGGAACAGCAGCTGTTGTTTGGCGACGGCTCAGGTAGTAACCTGCGCGGCGTCGCCAACCGTTCCGGCATCCAGACGCTGGCAAGCTCTGCTTTCACCAACTGGTCTGATGATTTCTACCGCGCTATCAACATGGTAGGTAACGCCACCGACTTCGAGGCTGACGGCATCGTCATCAACACCGCTGACTATGAGAAGCTGCGCCTAATGAAAGACAGCAATGGTCAGTATTTGGGCGGCGGTATTTTCCAGGGTCAGTACGGTCAGGGCGGCATTCTCATCAAGCCGCCACTGTGGGGCCTGAACACTGTCGTGACGAATGCCGTGCCGAAGGGCACCGCGTTTGTTGGCGCATGGCGTATGGGTGCGACGATCCTGCGTAAGGGGGGCATCCGCGTGGATGCCGCGAACACCAACGTTGATGACTTTGAGCACAACCGTGTGACGTTGCGTGCTGAAGAGCGTCTAGGTCTGATGATTCAGATTCCGGCGTCGTTCGTGAAAATGACGCTGACTGAGTGATAGGAGAGCTGCGTGAACGAGTATCGGGTCAAGTTGCCGAACGGTTTTGAAACAACGTTGCTGCTCGACGAGGAGCACAAGGAGCGTGATTACCCTGATGCCGTCCCCATGTCTGACGTTGATGCGGGGGATGATCTGAAAGCAAGCAGCACAGTGAAAACCGAATAGGGGGGATATGCCAATGCCTGATCACGGCATAACCCCCGACATGGTGCCAACCAGTAGCGCAATTACTGGTGATCAGATTGATGCGGTGGTGGAGACCGTTAGACGTATATGTGGTTGGCATATCTGGCCGGTGCGTGAGGAAACGGTAAAACTTGATTCTTCCGGCGACTGCCTTCTTTTCCTTCCTACTAAACGGCTCGTGGAGCTCAAGAGCATCGAGGTTGGTGGCAAGTCTGTTGGCCTGGACGCGGTGCAATGGTCGGAAGATGGCTACCTGCAAGGCCATTTCCCCGAAGGGCTACGGAACGTCGCCGTGACTATGCGGCACGGATACGACAGTGCCCTTGATTTGGTTGGTGTGTGCCTGCAGATGGCGAAACGGACGGCGGAAGCTCACTCCAGCTACCAGGTTGGTGGCATATCGGTGGGGGCATCCAACGGCATCACTCCACAGTCAACGGAGTGGCGCATAGTCGATTGCTACAAGCTGGGGCCGTTGCCATGATCTTCAATCAGCGGATCAGTATCCTGCGCGCAGGTAAAAAGCAAAGCCCTTACTCCACCAAGCCTGTCGCAGATTGGGGCAACCCAATAGTTATCCCCGTTGATTTCTTTGTCTCTATTCAACCTCAATCTACTTCCGAAGGCCCCTTAGAGCGCCCGAAGGTTGAAGCATCATGGCGGATGTACACGCCGCCCGGAACTGATCTTGATTTGCGCAGTGGTGACCGCGTACGGCTGTCTGGGATGCTCGATATGAATGTTGTTGGGAAACCGGCTAAGTGGCCAGACCCGTTCAACCCCGGTGCCGTCCACCATGTCGAGGCAAGTCTTGAGGTTGTTGATGGATAAGGTAACAGATGCTGTATGGCGTGCGGCGAACAAAAACGGGGAACTAACGCGCAAGATGCAGGAAGTCGCTGAACGCATCGCGGCCAGCGCAACGATGATTAGCCGCCGCGAAGGCGGTAAAGCAAACTATCGGGTTGAAACATCCATCCGCCCCGCTGGGCGTGCGCAGGTTCTTGTGGTTTCCGACGACCGCGATGAAGAGTATGGCACAGAGAAAACTAAACGGATAGGCGCTTTACGGCGCGCGGCGAAGGGGGAACATTAATGGATGTTTATAAGGCCCTTGTCGCCTTCCTGGGGGATAAGGGGTTCGGCCCTGTGTACACAGAGCTTCCACACGATGCGGAAGCGGATGGACTACCTTTCGTGGACCTGCAGCCCGTGGCGAAGCCTTTCACCACACATGGACTCAACGTACTCGGATTTGACGAGATCGATATTGATATTGATCTTTACGTTTCAGCCGATGACTGGGCTACCGGCAAGGCTGCGCGTCTTGCGCAGGTTCTACGGCTTCGCCTGCACGCGTTCCGCGATCCAGCGATCCGGGTCAAGGCCATTTCGGCACCTGCTCGACGCCCTGACAGGAACAACAAAATACGACGATTAGGGATAACTGTCACAGTGATGGTTCCCGCTCATATAGGAGATGATTCATGACCACGAAACTCTATACCGATGTTGACCTTACGGAACCGAATTACGCGGCTGAGCTCGCTCTGATTGGCGTGACCGGCGCACTGCACTACGCACCCTACGGCACGCCGCTGGCTCTCAATATGGCGCAGTATGAAAAACCGCATGTGGATTTCGGCTGGATTTCCGAAGATGGGCTAACGGAATCCTTGTCTGAGGATAAAAACGACTGGACCCCATGGCAGTCGCTGGATGCTCTGCGTTCGCAGATTTCCAAACGTGAAGTCACTTTCAAAGTTGTTGTGTGGTCCATTGGCGGCCTCGCTAATGCACTGTTTTACGCGGTGCCTGAGGAGGATATGGCCTATGACGCCAGCACGGGTATCACTAGCTTTGAGCAGGGCCAGAACATCCCGGACAAGTACAACTTTGTCTTGAGTATCGACATCCTCGACGGGCAGAAAGCGCGGCGTTTCATCATGCCGAACTGTGAGGTTGTGGAGCGCGGCGACATTAAGTACGGGCGCGGTGACCTTGTTGGCTATGAGTTCACGTTTAAGGCTGCCTACGATAAGGAATCTGGCTACTCCATCCGGCGTGAGTTCCGTGAAGGCTGGAAGCCTGGCACCGCTGGTACTGCACTGGCTGGCACGGCAAAAGTGAAGTCGTTGGGTGACTGGTCTGGTAATGCAAATGAGAAGGCTGGCGATGGTAAGACCTACCTGTTCAGCCTGAAGGGTGCCACCGGCGGCGTGTTTAAGATCACGGTTGGTTCTGCTGTTGTCGATGGTAACGGCGTGAAGATCACTGATGAGAAGCTTCAGGCTGAGCTGCGCAAGGCCGGAGAGTCCAAGGCAATGGTTTCCGGTTCGATCAGCACCGGATTTGTAGTGTCTGGTGTGTCTGCTAAGCCGGTACTTGACATCACGAAACTTGAGGGTGTATCCACGGCCGAAGTAACGGAAATCCCGTAGCCAATTACGCCGCACGCGCGGCAAACCACAAGGGGAGTCTCCAATGAGGCTCCCCTTTTTCTATGAAAAGACTTCAATAGGGGAAGGCAACAATAATGACTGTTATCAACATCGATGCAATGCTTGAAAAGCGCCGCGAAGTGCTTGGCGAAGGTGACCGATTCCAGATCGTCGTGAACGAAAAAGAGTTCTGGCTAAAGGCTCCGGAACTAGCTGATCAGGAATGGAACGACGAGTTTAGCGCCTTCCGTGAGGATGCCGAAGCTGGTCGCCTGACCAACGCCGATGCCCGCGAATGGCTGGTTAGCCTGTTCGTTGATGATAAGGAAGTCGAAGCCCTCAAAGAGGCATGCGCGGCACTGAAGATCGACATTGCCGCCGTCATTCAGTACGCCATCGCAGAGCATGCCGAGGAAGTAGCGGAAAACCCTACCCCGAAATCCTCGCGACGTTTCCGGCGGCAGTCGAAGCGTCGCTAATCGCTCACTACGGGGGGCGCGATTGGGTGGCCAAGTTTTGGCGCGGGGAGATCACCACACGCATGCTGGTCGCCCTTATCGAGGGGCTGCCTGAGGATTCCTACCTGCAGCGCGTCATGAACGACGGCAAGCCGTGGACCACGATGCACGCAATCATGTGGCAAATCCTCCACCAGGAGGCTGTTAATAACGTCAATTGGGCGGCAAAACTGTCCGGCAAGAAGCAGGATTACCCAGACTGGCCGGAAGACCCCTGGGATAAAACCAACAAGACCAAGCAGAAGCATCACGGGCTTGTCGAGCGCGGCGATGAAGAAGCGGCGGTTAACTACCTGATGGGATTGTCCGTGAGGGGGTGAATGTTTCATGTCTGCAACAGACGGGACAATGTTCGTCCCAGTTTTGCCTGACTTCAGCAAGTTCTTTTCCGGCGTCGAGAAGGCAAGCAAGGAATCCGGCGACAAGGCCGGTAAAGACTTCTCGGAAGCCATGCAGGACGGCATGGACCGCGCGGAGCGCGCCCGAAACAAAGCGGCCGATGCTTATCAGCGGGCTATGGACCGCGCGCAGGCTTCAGCCGAAAAGGCTACTGTCCAACAGCTGAAGCTTGTCGAGGCGGTTGAGAAGTACGGCGATGAGTCGGTTCAGGCCATCGATGCGGCGAACAAGTATGCGCAGGCCATGCGCGAAGTGGAGCGCAACGAATCTAGTGCAGCATCCGCATCCAAGCAACTTGAGAAAGCTGAGCAGGCTTTAGCTAAAGCCGCTGGTGAGGCCGATAATGCCATATCGCTTCAGACTAAGAATTTCGGCAAGTTCGGCACCGCAATGGACGCCACGGAAGGCAAAGCCAACAAGTGGCGTTCCGTGCTGTCTGGCATGGGAGCTGATGCTGATGGGTTCGGCGGTAAACTGTCCGGCATTATCGGCACCGTCGGTAAGTTCGGCGGGCTGATCGCCGGGGGCCTGGGAATCGCGGGCGGCGTGTCTTTCTTTGGCGACGCCATTGGCAAGGGGCGGGAGCTGTCCCAGGTGATGGGGTCACTGCAGGCGGTGACCGGCTCGACGTCCGACGTTATGGCGCAGGTCTCGCAGCGCGCCCGCGATCTTGGCAATGATGAGACGCTGGCGGGCACTTCGGCCGCATCAGCAACGGATGCGATGCTGGCGCTGGCGAAAGGCGGCATGTCCGTGTCCGACGCGATGGAGGCGGCCAAAGGGTCGATCCAGCTGGCGGGCGCGGCGCAGGTGGACGCTGGTACAGCGGCTGATATTCAGATTGCCGCACTGAACGGCTTCCACTTGGCGGCTAGCGACGCTTCCCTTGTTGCCGATGTGCTGACGAATGCGGCGAACAACAGTGCTACGGGCCTGGTGGAGCTTGGTGATTCCATCAAGTACGCCGCGCCTACGGCATCTACCTTGGGTATTAGTCTTCAGGATACTAGTACTTACCTGGGCCTTTTCGCCAACCTGGGCATCAAGGGTTCCGAGGCTGGCACTGCGATGCGGTCCGCGCTGCTGTCCCTAACGAATCCATCGAAAGAAGGGGCGAAAGCCCTTGCTGAGATGGGTGTCAACGCGTTCGACGCGCAAGGCAAGTTCGTGGGCATGCGGGAAATTACTGGGCAACTAGCGGCCGCGCAGGACCGCATGGGGGCATCGGCATTCACGGCGGCGGCGGCCACCGCGTTCGGGCGTGAAGCGGTGAGTTTCGCGACGACGGCCGCGAACAGCGGCGTTGAGGGGTTTGACAACCTACGCGCTTCCCTCGACAGGCAAGGCTCTGCAGGTGAAACTGCAGGCGCTAAGCTTTCCGGCCTAAACGGCGTTATGGACCGTATCGGTAACGCGGTCGATGACCTGCAGTTACGCCTGTACGAGCTTGCAGAACCGAAACTGTCCGAGTGGGGCGACAAGCTTGGCAACGCCATCGGCTGGATCACCGACAAGATTCCCACAGTAATAGGGTTCCTTAAAGAGCATAAGGATTTGCTGGTGGTCACCGGCGGCGCTGTCGCTGGCGTGGCTTCCGGCATGGTGGCACTGAAGGCGGCGCAAACTGGGTTGTGGGCAGTGTCTGCGATTTCCAGCTACGCCAAGATGCTTTCAGCGTTCCCCGCGTTGCTGGCGGCACAGCGCGCGGGCACTTTGCAGGCCACGGCGGCACAAATGGGCTTGAACGCAGCCATGCTAATCAACCCTATAGGCTTGATTGTCGCCGGTATAGCCGCCGTTGTTGGTGCCCTGGTCTTGTTTTTTACGAAGACCGAGACGGGCAAGCGGATTTGGGGCGAGTTCACCAGCTTCATGGGGCAAGCCCTGCAGCCGGTGTTCACACTGTTCGACAATCTGAAAGCCGCATGGGGTGAGATTACCGAGGCTTTCAATGGCGGCGACGCCGGATTTGGTGCCCTCATGGACATCTTCGGCGCTGACAAAGCGCAGGCAATCGTAGATTTTGCTGAACGCATGGGCGTTGTATTCCAAAACGTGAAAGCTTCTATCGGGGAGCTGTTTGCTGCGTTCCAGGGTGATGATGCAGGTATCGGCGGCCTGACCGCCTTGTTCGGCGCTGACGCTGCGCAGGGAATCGCCGATGCTTTCACGACCGTGGGGAACGCGATGGAATGGATTCGCGGGATCATTACGGATTCGCTGAGCGGCACTTTCACGAGCCTGTGGAACACTGTCACGACCTTGGCCACGACCATGAACGGGCTTGGGCAAACAATCGCGGGCGGGGTGTGGAATGCCCTTCAGGGGCTTTGGGCACTGTTGTTGCAGCTGTGGAACCTACTTGAACCTGTGCTGATGCCAGTGCTAAAGACCGTTGGCATCGTTGTTGGTGGCGTGATCATCGGGGCGATTCTTGGCGCAGTGAAAGCGGTTGAAGGGTTCGCCTGGATACTCTCTCAGGCAACTAACGCTCTGTCGTGGATTGTCACAAACGGCTTTAACCCGCTGATCAGCATCATTGGCGTGGTGATTCAGTGGGTGGGAACGAACCTGGCTGACGCTACGCGCGCAGGCATTCAGTTCCTAGGCGACGTCTGGAACGCTATTTCGGTGGGCATTTCCTGGGCGTGGAATACCTTAATCAAGCCTGCTTGGGATGCTTTGGAGTATGCAGCGAAGGTTGGACTAGCGGTCATCGGTACCGTGGTGCTGACACCGCTGCTGCTGGCTTGGGAGGCCCTGTCATGGGGCATTAAAGCCGCATGGGAAAACCTGATTAAACCGGCATGGGATTTGTTGCAGGGAGCAGCAAACTTCATGTGGACTAGTGTTTTGATGCCGATCTTCGGGTTCATCAAGTTTGAATGGAACGGCCTGAGTCTTGCCATTCGTCTTGCGTGGGACACGATCATCAAGCCTACATGGGATTTGCTGATGGCCGGTATCACATGGCTGGCAAATAATGTGTTCACACCCATGGTCGGGCTCATTAAAGCGGCGTGGGATGGCTTGGGGTCGGGCATCAAGTGGGTGTTTGACTTTGTGATTACGCCCACTTGGAACCTGATGCAGACTGGTTTGCAGGCGCTGGGCGATTTCTTCTCCAACATCTGGAATAACTACGTCAAGCCCACTTGGGAGGCGCTAGGCAATGGTATCCGCTGGGTGGCAGATAATGTAGTCCACCCAGTGTTTGAAGGGCTGAAAGACGGCCTGACTAGGGTCAGGGATTGGTTCAGCCAGACCGTCGATAATATCGGACGCATCTGGGATGGCATCAAGGACAAGACGAAAAAACCTGTCGAGTTCGTGGTCAACACGGTCTACAACGGTGGCATCCGCAAAGCCTGGAACACGGTGGCCAAGCTTGTCGGTCTCGACGAACTGCCTGAGCATCATTTCGCTACCGGCGGTGTGATGCCTGGCTATTCGCCTGGTCGCGACATTCATCACTTCTTTAGCCCTACCGGCGGTTTGCTTAGCTTATCTGGCAATGAGGCGATCATGCGCCCTGAGGTTACTACGGCCATGGGCGGCGAACCCGCCGTGAACGCTCTAAACGATGCCGCTATTCGCGGCGGCGTGAGTCGTGTTAGGAAGCTGCTGGGTGAAGGTGCGGCGTTCGCTAAGGGCGGCGTGTTCCGTACTTTGGCGTTCGCTAAGGGCGGCGTGTTCCGTACTTTGGCGTTTGCTAAGGGCGGTGTGTTCCCTAATGGCGGCACCGAGCAGCGCGATAAGCTGACTGAACGTATCGCATCACTGTTCGATGCGATTAAGAGTGAGCATGGCAAGCCTTATCAATATGGGGGCACCGGCAATCCCTCATGGGACTGTTCGGGCCTGTGGTCAGGCATTGTACAGTTCCTGAACGGTGGGAATTTGCGCGGTGGTCGCATATTCAATACCGAAAGCAATTTCGGTAACTTCGGTTTCGTCCCTGGACTGTCCGGCCGTGTGACCATTGGTGTGCTGTCTGGCAAAGGCGGTGGTGAGAACGGCCATATGGCGGGCACCATCGACGGGGTTAACCTGGAATCCGCTGGTGACCACGGTGTGCAGATCGGTGGTGCGGCTCGCGGTTCCGATAATGGCATGTTCAACCACGTCTACACGCTGCAGGAGTTCCTTGGGGAGTTCATCAGCGGCGGCAACGGCGGTGGTGGCGGTTTCAACCTGGGGGCCATGGTCAAAGGCTTGTGGGATGCGGCGATCAGCAAGATCGGAGATTTCCCAGGCAAAGACAAAAATGGTGACTTCGGGAAACTGCCTGGTGCTGTGGCGAAAACCTTGGCCGATAAAGCTTGGGATTTCGTCAAGTCGAAGATCGGCGTGTTTGCCGGTTCTGCTGGTGTCGCTGGTAGCGCCGAATCTTGGCGCGAAATGGCGATGGCGGCGATGCGTCGCCAGGGCTTCAATGCAGATGATCCACGCCAGGTTAACGCCATGCTGGCTCAGATTATGAGTGAGTCGGGCGGCAACCCCGGTATCGCGCAACAGATCGTTGACGTCAACGGCACCGGCGACAGTGCAGGCGTTGGCCTGCTGCAGATCATCCCGGGGACTTTCGCGGCTTACCGTGACCCGGAACTAGCTGATGACAGACGTGATCCGTGGGCAAATATGAATGCCGCGCTCAGGTACTACCGGGCCAAGTATGGTGGCGATCTGACGAGCGTATGGGGTCATGGTCATGGCTATGATTCCGGCGGCTGGTTGAAACCAACCCCGAACGGGTTTGGCACCTACTACAATCATTCTGGCGAACCTGAGGCCGTTCTGACTGGTCCCCAATGGCGGGGCGTCGAGAAGCTGGCCGATGGCGTGTACCGGCTGTCCAAGCCGCTTGGCGACATGGTTGCAGGCTTCCCAGCTGCTGTTAGGCAGATCGGTGATGCCTTGCAGCACACGGCCACTACCGGGGATTATCCTGGTGCACCGCTTATTGATGAGGATTCACCCCTTGTTGATGCTGCGCTGGCTGTGCATCGCGAGACTGATTTGCTGGCGACGGCGCGGGGCGAATTGGGTACGGCGTTTGCTGGTGGTGATGATGGGTATGGTGCCCTTGCTGACCTGCTGGGTAACGACGAGTTGGCGCGGAACCTGGTGAACTTCACCGGCAATGTTGGTGTTGCTGGCCAGGAGCTTTCTACGGCGTTTGCTGGTGGTGATGATGGGTATGGTGCCCTTGCTGACCTGCTGGGTAACGACGAGTTGGCGCGGGCAATCGTAACCGGTATCGGCGACGTCGGAACTGCTGTCCGCGAAACCAGTGCCGCCATCGACCGCGCACACAAGGGCTTCAACGAGTGGGCCGCCGAAAACGAGAACCATGGACGCATAGGGTCACCTGAAGAGTGGGCCTTGCACTACGGTTCAGCGGCCGGGGCTAGCATGCTCGACGACGCCCTTGGGCTTTTCGGTCTTGATGGGATCGTTGGCGGCACTCTGAAGGATTCGTTTGTGGAGCTGGTTAACCAGTCAGCGAACTACACGAACGGGGCTTTGGACTACTACGGCGTTCCCAGCGCACGGTTCGGGCACATTTCAAAGGACTCACTGAAGCCTTTGAGTGTGCTCGATAATGATGGGCGCGTACCAAAGGTTGAGGTTGCACAGCCTGCCACAGTGGAGGTTAATGACACTGTGACGGAAAGCAAGCCTGCGGCCACGGGCGACCCGTCAGGCGGGAAACAAACGATCATTGTTCAGCTGGAAGGCGATAAGACCTACACAGGTGAACAGGTCAAAAAGATGTTCAACCAGCTCGACGAGAAATACGATTCCCTCAAATTCGAGGTCGAAGACCTCAAGGACAAGAACACCGCCCCGGTAACTTCCGGGGTAGGTGGAATCGTGTAAGGAGGTTGTCGTGTTTCTGTCGGTCACCTGGATCGGCGCGGACGGTTCGGTGTGGCCCCTTGAGGGGGAGCTGACCGACTTGGCTGGCGTCGTCTTGGCAAAGCCTAGTGGTTTGACGTCGAAGCTTGACCGCTCCACAATGGTGCGCCCCAATGGTGTGGGGGTGGACGTTGCGGATTACGCGATTCCCGCTATTCAGGGGTCGCTTGATGTGCGTGTCCACCCCGATAAAGCGGCGGGCTTGTCGCTTGGCGATGTGTGGCGTGCGTGGTGCGCGTCATGGTCGATGATCAATCCGGGGGAGCTGGTGGTGTCGGATTCGTCTGGCTACCGGTGGCGTCTGCAGGCGTTGCTTGAATCGCCTATCGACGCCCCCGCCGTTTCCCCTGAAGCGCGTGGCGTGCCGTTCATTGACTCCACAGTCAACTTGTTGGCGACTGGTGGGGTGTGGCATGGCGAAAGCGTTGCGAGCGGCGGCAATACCGTTCAGGTATTCAACCCCGGCGATCTTCCTACCTTCCCCCGCGTCGGTTGGATTGGGCAAGGTAAGCACGTCACCCCGCCTACCGGCGGCAAGATACAGCTGCCTACCTCGTCTGATTGGGTTTGGCTTAGCACAAATCCGGGCTTGGGGTATCGCGTCGAGAATGAAGCGGGCGAAACAAAAACAGCGGTGTGGGCATCAATGCGCGGCCGCCCCGTACCCGGCATTCTGCAGCCGGGGGCAACAGCCTCGTGGAGCATGCACAGTGATGTACGCATCGAGGTTGTTCCCGCCTGCACTAACCCGTGGAGGTGATTGATGGACTGGTCTGATGTGCGCGCTGCTGTGCACAATGTCGGCGATGGTTGGGGTTTGTGGCTTCTCGACAAGGACATGAACCCCATCGCTGACCTGCATGGGGCCTTGTCGATCGAGCTTCCCGAAGCAGTGAATGAAACCACGGCATGCAAGATCGAGATTCGCGGCGACCATCCAGCCGCAAAGCTCATCTTGCCACTTGATGGGGCGAACCTATCTAACCCGTCCGAGACGTGGAACCGGCTTGTAGACGATGCGCAATGGATCATGGCGGAAGGCCCTGGAGGCGAAACAGAGCGCCTGGTGTACCGGGTCGCGCGGGTTACAGATAAGTCCGAAAACCACGGTCCGGGCCGGATCACGATTGAAGGCAAGTCGCTTTACAGGTATGTGGAGAAAATCGCATGCCGCGCTGACCCGGCTTCCCCGTTGATTGCGCAACTTCGTTACCGTGACTTCCGGGCTGGCGATTCCTTGCGAGTCATCAAGGAGTATCTGCTTGTTAACCTCATGCGGGATTTCCAGCCTCGCGCTATTACCGGTTGGGACTTGTGGTCTTCGACTGCATGGCGGGCGGTGTCCCCGACGCTTTGGCCCGCAATAGTCAACCCGGTCCATAAGTCAACTTCCACGCAGGCCGCAGTACTGGATGCGCGATTCGACATGGCGGCTGATCTGTTTAAGGAAACGCTCAATGCTGCAGGGCTGATGCTTACTGTGAACTTGTGGCTGGAGGGTGATAAGCAGCCCGCCCAAAGCCATATGACTTTGAGTGCCCCGACGCTGCTTATCGACGTCGTTCCACGCCAGTTTGACACCTCGACTACCGGCGGTGCGCTGGATGTTTTACGTGGCGTTGTTCGAAGTTTCGACAGGGACCGCAATGCCCCTAAGCTTGGGTTGGGGGATACCCCCTCAACCGCGTCCGGGTTGTTGCCGTGGGTGGTGTGGCGGCCGGAAGACATGGCGGGTATCACATCAGAGTTCACGGTGGTGAAGTCAGAGGATTGGCATGTAACCGTTGGTGGGCGTTCCCCGGAAGTTCTGAACAAGTTCATGGCGGCGGGCACAAAGTCCCTGTTTCAGGGATTGGCGGCGGCGCTATCGGCTGCGTTTCCCCCGTTTGCGCCTTTGATTGCGGCGGCTGGCGCGTTCCTTGGGGACGTTGTTGGGGCTTCGCTCAAGGACAAGCTTTTTGCCTGGAACGAGTTTACCGACGCGGTGCGACGTGAGGCGCATGGGCGTTTCGCCTACCGCGATGCGGTGGGTTCCGGCGACGGCTGGACGCTTTCGGCGTGGCAGCAGGGGTTTCAGATGCTGGCGCAGGGCGCGGGAATGGTCAGCGTGGGGTTCCAGTCTTCTGGGGCGTCGCCCTATGAGTGGGGTCGTGATTTCCGTGCGGGGGATCAGCAGGGCCTACTGCATCGCGGCGTGTTGTTCGCCACGTATGTGCATAGCGTCACGCTGAAATACCAGGTGGGTAAAGGCTGGTCGCAGGAGCTGACTTTGGGTGACCCGCGCGCCCGTGAATCGTTTGTACGCGGTGCTACGCGCTCAATCAAGGGCGTGAAAAACGCTGTTGACCGGGTTAAAAGCTTCATTATGTAGAGGGGAATGACGGTGGAAGATATATACCCTTATCAGGTTGCTGATAATCATCACCCACTATCGTGGGTTTTCTTTAACGCGGGCGGGTTGAGCCTTGACCTGGAGACCGCTGAGGCGCTGGCACGCCATGTTTTCGACGCCCTTGGATGCGGGAAACCAGGCAGCGCGGCCGTGCCGTCCATCAAGTACGACGCGCTTGGCGGGTCTGGCGGGCCATGGGAGCCGGGTGTGTGGATACCGGTGAAGGATGCCCGCATGGGGGTTTCCGTGACAGTGCCGCATGTAGACGTGGGGGCAATGAGTGAGGCTGAACGCGCTGAGCTGCGTGCGGTTCTTGATGCCGCCGATGACGCGGCACGTGCAAGCTCCCTTATCGACGCCGAAGGAGGTGAAGCTAATGGGGGTTAATCTATCCGGGCAAATACCCGGCAACCCGTCGCAAGTGGGGAGTGTTTTCGACCTGCTGCATAACGGAGCCGGACCCATCGGCACCGCCATCGGACAGGGGTTCACGGCCCTAGTTGATGGGATCGCTTCGGCACTCGCGGGCGGCATCGCTAAGGGGAACCCCTTCTACCAGATTTCCGAGGCCACAAAGCCCTTCCGCGATGGACAGCGAGACATCCAGGACCGCATCGACCTGCTTTCCCCGCTGCTTGATTACGGTGCGGTGACACTAGCTGAGCGCGGCAATCGCGGCAATGGGAAGCTTGGGTTTTACGACCAGGTGGGGCCATTACGCGGCATGGAAGTGCTATCCGGCGGGGGTTTCAAGTTGCTGGACAAGGGCCTTTGGGATATTGACGTTCAGCTCGAACCTAGTACGGTGCTGCTTGACTTCGGTATTTTTGTCACCACCAAGGTGGAGATTCGCGTGTTGCGGCCGAATGGATCGACGTATGCGGTGCGGGATATTGTCACTGGCTACGGTAATCGTCACACGATGAATGGGCGCATGAGTGTCGTTGTTCCTGAGGCCGGTTACCGCATTGAAGTGTGGTGCACAGAGATTCGCACGTTGCGCACTTTCGATTCGGGCGAACGCAGTTCAATCCTTGCTGTCCAGCACATTTCACGGAAAACCAGCTAAGGGGGTTAAGTATGCGAACACTCACTATCGACGTCAAGGATGTTGGCGGCACTGCAAGCATTGGCGATTCTGTGGTGATCCGGTCGCCCGCCGTGCGGGCTTCCGAGACTAGTGGACGCCTGGTATCCCCAACCCCTATCGTCGTCGCCCTGAATAACGGCGTGGGGGAGGCGCAGGTGGAGCCGGGGCCGCTGCTAGTGCAGTTCAGGTGTCGCAACGTTTCCAACACTGAGCCCATTGAGGCGACGGTACCAGCCGGTACGGGGCGCATTACGCTACGCGAGCTGATCGAGCAGCACATCAAGTATGAGCCAGCGGTGATCCGGGGCGCGCAAAAAGCGGAGCGGGACGCTAAGGAGTCCGCTGACCGGGCTTCCGGTAGCGCGTCTTCAGCAGGAAGTAACGCCACCCGCGCGGAAAAGGCCGCTAGAAGCGCGGAAGGCAGCGCAAGCACCGCCTCAGGTGCAGCGTCAACCGCGTCGCAGCACGCTTCCGCTGTGGAGTCAGCTAGGCAGCATATTGACCAGCAGCTAAAAAACGCCGATGCAGCAAGGTCTGATATGAACGCGGCGGCGACGGTATTCAAGTCGTGGGACGCCAAATACCAGTGGTTGCGGGACAACTTTTCCACCTTGTCGAACACCGTTAATTCGATCATGACGAGCGCGGCCAGTACGCTGCGTTCCGAAGTGCAGGGCCTGAAGGAAGCTGCTGAACGGTACAAGAACGAGGCTGGCACACACGCGCAACGAGCGCAGGTTGCAGCTAACAGCGCGGCGAATGCGGCCACCGCCGCTGTCACCAACGAGATCAACAAGCTGAAGGGTAATGCCCCGGCCGCGTTTGACACGCTGGAGGAGATTGCGAACCGCGTCAAAGCTGGGGGTTCGCTTGAGGGAGAGCTACTAAACAAGCTTGCGACTAAGGCAAGTCAAGCGGATTTTCAGAACCTGCTTGACCGAATGAATAAACTGAATATCGGTTCAATTTCTGGACTTTCCCAGGCGATTTCAGGGTTTATTTCGAATCAAGATGTATCGATAACCGGCACTCCCTATAAGATCGCACGACGAAACGGCAACGGAAATTTATTGGTGAATCCAACCACGTTTTACGACAACGACAATGTGGCAGTGTCAAAAGGCTATGTTGACCAAGGAGGGATCACTGCGCTTTACTCGCATGGCAGTATACAAGTTCGTCGTGCCGGAAGAATGGTGACGATAACTACGAATTCGAGTAACAGCAATTCGGGCGCTTCCCTCAGCGACATAACTAACCTAACTTTGCCCGAGTGGGCTAGGCCACACTCCATAATTCATGTCGCTCCAGTAAATATGTCTGGCGAACTTTTCATAAACCCAAGCGGGGAGATAACCGAATATTCTATGCGCTCGTCCGGCATTAGATTCTCCGTTACTTACATTGCCTAAAACCCCTAATCATTAAGGAGATGTGATATATGACAACGATGCCCGTTGAGCAGGGCTTTTACATTACATCGCCGTTCGGTTGGCGTGACGGCTTCATACACTACGGCACAGATTTCGGCTGCGACGGCGGTTCTGGCGGGCACCCCGTCTACGCGATTCGTAGCGGAACTGTCGTGCACGCGGGCCCCGCAAGTGGCTTCGGGCAATGGGTAACCGTGGATCACCCCGCCGAAGTTGGCGGCGGCTTCAGCGTCTACGGCCACACGATCCCCGAGGTCACACCAGGTCAGCATGTGGAGGAAGGGCAACGCATCGCCCGGATCAACCCCGATCCGAACACTAACGGCGGCTTCCCCCCGCACCTGCATCTAGAGTTCCACCGCTACGTGTGGAGCCCACCGGGGCCGGATCGACTGGACCCGGAGCCAATACTTGCAGGCGCTGGGTGGCCTAACCAGCAACGAAAGGAGGAAAAACCAATGAGTGAAACAATTTTCGGCGTGGACGTTTCCGAATGGCAGGACGGTATCAGCCTGCGTCGTGCCGCCGATGAAGGTATCCGCTTCGCGATTATCCGCACCACGGACGGCACATATCGCGACCGGTGCTACCAGTCGCACATGCGTGATGCCGAAGCGGCGGGGCTCGTAACCGCCGCATATCATTTCTTGCGCAATCCAAGTGAAGGTACAAGCGTGCGGGCACAAGTCGATGCGTCACTTGACGTAATGGGCGACCTGCGACGCCCCGTGTGGATTGACTGTGAAACCGAAGCAGGCTTGTCTATCAATGACATTTGGGAGTGCAAGCGCCTGTACGAGGCGAACGGGGTGCGCGTCATTGGCATGTACAGCTACATTCCCTGGTGGGAGGGCCGGGTTTTCGAAGGTGAGCCAGACCTGAAAGACAGCGGCCTTGGCGCGCTGTGGATGGCCTACTACGGGCAAAACCCTGGTGGCCCGCCCGCTGCGATCTACCCGGGTGACGCACACCCCAAGTGGGATTACCCGCTTGGCAATGTCAAGCCAGTCATTTGGCAGTTCGGTTCACAGGGGCATGTGGCCGGATTCACAGAGGTTGATGTCAACGCCTTCCGGGGCAGCGTGGAGGAGCTACGTGCTCTGTTCTATGGGGGCAACCCCGAAACCGACGAATTGGAGGAAATTTTGTCTACTGTACGCCCGTCTCTTATCAGTCCTGATAAGCAGTTTGACGGCTTCGATTTTCTGCGTTTCAGCGACGCGGCCGCATGGGAGATTCGCGTGTTGCTGATCTACCTGATGCATGCGTTGAAGCTCGACCCGGAAAAGGTCTTGGCTGACGCCAAGGCCACAATCAACAAGTGAGGAGATTCACATGCCAAAGCATTTGAAAGTTGACGGGGCCGTGTTCCCCGCACAGGTCCGCAAGGGCCTTTATTCCGTGGCCACGCTCGTGGGCTTGGTGCTCGTGTGGTTCGGTGTCGTCCCCAATGACGTCGTGGTGACCGAGTGGGTGGATAAGCTGGAGCCGGTTTTCGGCGCTGTGGTGGCGCTGGTGAGCATGGTGGCCGCGCGTCACGTGCCCGCCCCGGCGGCCACGCCTGAGGCCCCGAAGCCGGTTGAGGTGAAGCCCAAGGCAAAGCCCACTGTGTCGTTGGACACTCTTCGGGAGCTGCTGGCTAAGTGATGAATGTCTCCCTTCTTGGGGAGGCGTTGCCCTTCGGGCTTGACCTGAACGTCATTTTTCAGTCTGTTTTGACGGCGGCGCTTGGCTTTTTCACAGCTATTGCGACGATGCGCGGTGACGCGCGGCGGGCTAATAATGACGTGCTGGGCCGCCTAATGGAGCGTGTGGACCAGCTGGAGGATGATAAGGATCGTCTTTCGGGGGAAGTGGCCGACCTGCATGAGGACCGCGTGAGCGATGCTTATGTGCGCGCCTACGCACGCATCCTGTATGACGCTTGGCGACGCCCCCCTGATCCGCCTGAGCCTTCTCCGATTGCTGCGAGGGCTTTGGGCCTTGAGTCTAGCTAGTTGTTTGCCCCTGCCTTGTGCGGGGGCGTTTTTGTTTTGCGCATTGTGCAGCGCTAGCGCTGCATGGGGAGGTGGTTTGATGACACCGATTATTACCGATGAAGTAACGGGCGTGAGATTGCTCACGTCGATGGAGTGTGCGGCAAAGGCTGGCATCGCCATAGGTACATGGCGCGCGTATGTGGCATTGCGGAATGCTCCGAAGCCGGTGGCGAAACTGGACGGCCGCACGCCGTTGTGGAGCGAAGGGGAGGTGTTGCAATGGGTAAAAAGCCGCGCGATTGTGCAATGATTGTGCAATGAACACGCCTATGAAGATAAAAACCCCTTTTGAACAGTATTTATATTCGTCGTATTTCATTCCCCGGCAGCTCCACAGATGAAGCCCCCAGTTTATGGTTTGAACTGGGGGCTTTGCCGCGGTGGAACTGCGTGCGTTGTGTTAAGTGCCTTAGTCGTCAACCAGCCATTCGGCGAGTTCGTCGGCCGCGTTGCGGATGTGGTGGATGACCATTCCTAGTTGGGTGTCCTCGGCGGAGACCCAGAGGAGGAGGTTGTTGACTGGCTCGTAGTCGACGCTGACCACCATGATAATTTCGTCGGGCATGGTAACGGCGACGACGGTTTCCCCGCCTGCGGCATCAGGATGACCCATGAGCTGTACCTGAGCGCCTGAAACACCATACATGGAGGAGTTTAGGGCGGACAGGCGGGCGGCGTCTTCGGCCTTGCTAAGTCCGACGGAACAGATGTGAATGCCGTCGCGGGTTCCCAGAAGTACGGCACGGATGCCGGGAAGTTCTCTGCGGATTCTGGTGATGAATGGCAGCGCAGCAGCGGCAATGTCGTTGGTGTTCAGGTCGCGACCACGGATTTTGCGATGACGTGCGCCGGTTTCTGCTGTTTGTGTGGACTTTGACATGGCTTAAACTCCGTTGAACTGTAAAACGTCGTTGACAACGCGGCGAACATCGTCAATGTTTCGAGGATCGGCGGTAGTGACGCGGATATGGCCGAGTTCGAGCTGTTCAAGGGTTGCTTTAATCTCGTTCAGACCTTCGTCGGTGGGATAGTTCACGCCGATAAGGATGCGGTGGCTGTTGGTCGGGCCGCCTGCTGTGGTGATCCACGACCCCAAATCAGTGCCTAGTGTGTCGCTGTCCCCGTAGAGCCAGATCACGATTCCCGCGTCGGGGTTGAGTAGGGGAGTGCGGGAGTCGGTGAACCGATCCTGTCCGGTTGTTCCGAACAATCCGATGACTTTCCCGTCTGGACGTACCCACATTCCGTAGTCAATGCCAACGGTCGTGGTGGTTTTTGACGTGTGCAAAAACTCCTCCGCCCCTTCAAACATCATGACTTCAGTATTGATTGGTGGCACAGACGACAATGTCTGCACCGCAGTGGTTTTGCCCACACCAACGGGGCCAATGAACACAACCTCGGCATCAGAAGGGGAGCCGACGATCGCATCATTAGCGATTTCTTCCTCTACCGTTGCTTTTCGACGCCGTGACCGTCGCGGTTGTTCGTTAGTAATCGGGTGTTCAGTCAT